TGGAATTGGCCCGGCGTACATTACCTGTTGCGCTGTTTTATGCTCAACAAGACGGGTTGGTGTTGTGTGTCCCTGTACAGCGCGTGTGTTTAACGCTGGTTTATTTTGTGTTTTTTTGGGACTTTTTGAGGCCATATGTCATGTACCCCCATGCTTTTTGGAAATACCCGGCAATGGCTTCCGATTCATTTTTTTTTGTAAATTCAGAAGCGGCCTCGCGAGCGCTGGCCGAACGGGGAGATATTGTGAACATCGCCCCTAACGCAGCAAAAAACGCTACCCAGAAGCTGATTGTGGTTTTCATAGACCCTCCTGCTCGAAGTCTATACACGAATTTGCTAATTGGCAAATAGAAATCCCCCGCAACGCATGGTTCGGCGCAACGCGCATTGTCGCTGCGCCTCTCATGCGGGGCGGTGAATTGTCAGAAAGTCAACTGACCGACCGGATGTAGAAATTCGTATTTCATCACGTTTCACGGCCCGATCTTTGTGTCGTAACCGTGGGCCCTGTTGGTCGGCTCGGCCCCCGTCGCTTCGGTGCGCTTTGCGCTTCGGCCTTCTTTTCAGCCGTTTTTCCGTCCCGCCGTCCCTGCGCGGCCTGTCTTCACCTCGCCAGCCTGTTGCCCTTCTTTCTCGCGTCCTACTGGGGAGCCTTAGCACTGGGGGTTGGCATCGTTCGGTTGCTCCATACTGAGCGGCTGGCTTCCTCCGCCCGGGGCTTGTGGCTACTTTCCGGCTGGTGTGCCGGGCGTGTTCGCCTTCCCCGGGCGTCGTGAAGTCATAATACCAAATGGAAACACAAAGTAAAGCAAAAAGTTTACAAATGGTATCATGATAAATATAACAATACCGCCGACACCAAACGGCATCGGCGGTCACGCCCCATAAGGCACAAAAAAAGCCCCTCGCGGTGAGAGGCTAGAAGAAGGTATAGAGAGGTCTATTTACAGCTTACGTCACTCCACGCCCATAGGACGCGTCCGACGATGGCCTTGGTCCAGTCGCCCTCGAAGTCTTCCATCAGGCTGTAGACCTCGGGGGGATTCTCGGCGGCATTATCTGAATAGTATGTGATACGGTAGTCGCGCTTTTTGGGTTGGTTTTCTGCCGCCACACGCTTGATTTTCCCGCTACCATCGAACGGATCGAGGACAAGCATGATTCTTCCTTTGAAGTTCATCACGTCCTTATCCTGTCTATCCACCAGCACAATATCCTGCGGCTTGAGCGTCGGGACCATTGAAGTCGAGTGTTTACCCAGCATGACGGCGATAAGATCGCGCTTATGCTGGATGGCCCTCTGGTGGCGCCAGACGAGGAACCACGAGATGAGTTCATTTTGCGGAATGATGCCAGGGCCAGCCCCGACCTCTTCAACCAGAGGGACAGCAAGATAATCTTCATCGGGGGGAGGGGGAAGATCTTCTCCGGCCGGAGCTATACGTGCGTCTACGAAACAAACATTTTTCGATTGTTCCTGATGAGCATCACAATAGAATGAGACACCTAAAGTATCAAATATTTTTGATACTTCGACGACTGTAGGGTTACGATCTCCTGAAAGCCACCGCGAAAGTGTAACAGCGTTTACACCGCATCTTTCTGCAAGCTTGCGGATACTCCCCGCATCGTCAGCAGCTTTTCTAAGCGTGGCTATAACTGAGTCAAGAAAGGTTTTCATGAAATAATGATACCAATTGGTTGCAAAAAGTCTATGCCACATATGGTATCGGTATTTACTTTACCGATACCATAAGGTACGATCTGTCGCATGGAAGCACGAATCGTTTCAGAACTCCGATTTTTTTTGATGGAGCACAAAATTTCTGCTCGTCGTTTGGCTCTTGAAGCAGGTGTTACCCCGGTAACCGTAACTCGCGTGTTATCTCGTGAAAGGAAAGATATGGTTTCTGCAAAAGCTGATGCGCTGCGGGATGCTATGTCTCGGATAGCCGCTCCCAATACTCCCACCGAACCCGAAGAGGTGAATCATGGACTGGCCTGATGTCGCCGTGAAGGTGGCCTTCTTCGCCCTCATGGGGTTTATTTTCTGGCTTGACCGTGACTAACCCCGCCGCGCACCGCCGGGCCACGGCTTCCGGCGTGGGGTAGTCCGCGACGCGGTACGCCCTCCAGCGGATGACGCCACAGGACAGGATGCGGACGCGCCACACGGGGCCGCGCAGGACGATGAGCAGGTGAACAAGTTCCATGCCCCCCAGAATAGGGCGGCACACAAACAGAATGAACGGTGAAATGATGACAATCCCCACACTTGAACACGTTATCGAAGCCGTACAGACGGCGGTGAAGAAGTATCCCGGCGGCGTCCGGGCAATGGCGGCGGAAATGGATATGGCTCCGTCGAGTCTTGGCAATGTCCTCAATCCCTACTCCGACCGCACGTCCGTCAAGCTCGGGCTGGAACAGGCCGCGTTCATCATGCATCAGACGGGCGACGTGTCCGCCCTCCAGCTTCTTGCGGCGGATCTCGGATTTTCGCTTCTTCCGATGTGTGCGGAACCTGACAAGGGCGTGGAAGGCGAACAGCTCGATGATGTGGAGCGTCTTGCAGACCTGCAAAGGGCCATACGTAGGAGTGCGCCGCAGAAGGTGCGGGCAAAGCTGTTGGGGGCCCTGATCATCGACCTGATGGAAACGGAGACGGCTGTGCAGCATGAAGGGAGGAAGGGAGAATGCCGATCCTGATTTGCCAACAGTGCGGTCGGATGTTTGATGTGACTCCCAGCCGCGAGCATTCGGCAAGGTACTGCTCGAAGGAGTGCCAGATTGCCGCCACCCAGAAAAAAGAGGCCAAGTGCGAATGCTGCGGAAAGGAGTTCAATCCCCTCAACCGCAAGAACCCGCGTTTTTGCTCCCGCATCTGTGCCAGCGCAGCGCAAAGCGGCTTGAGCCGGGAAGCGTATCTCGCAAAAAAAAGCGCGGACAAGGCAGACCCTCGCGAGGGCAAGCACCTGTGCGCTGGAGTTGCGGGAAAGACCTGCGGGCGGTGGATCGCAGATTACCGATGCCCGGCGTGCTGGGAGAAGCTGCGTAAAAGTTCCGACGCTGATGGGCTTCCGTCATACGAATTCCACGGAAGAAGATCCGGGGGAATAGAATGGGACTGGTAGGGCGGGGCCCCTGCCCCCACGGTCGGCTTCACCGTGATGGGCGGCGCGTCCTGTGCTTTGCGGACTGGTCGAAAGAGTACGGGGTGCCGACGTGGACGTCACGGAACGGGTTCGTCAAAGACGTGAACTTCTGCCGCCTGTACTGCGAGAAGAGGCCGGGCATTGTTGAAGTGGAACTTGAAGGATCAGAATGAACGATAACGTCTTGTTTTCAAGCAAATCAAACGATTGGTCTACTCCGCAAGAGCTTTTTGACGCTCTGGACAAGCGGTTCCAGTTCACGCTTGACGTGTGCGCGAGTGACAAGAACGCAAAGGTAAAGCGGTACTTTACGCGAGAACTGGATGGACTTGGTCAATCGTGGGGTGGAGAGCGATGCTGGATGAACCCGCCCTACGGTCGCGAGATAGGCCCGTGGGTCGAAAAGGCCCGCGTCGAAGCTGAATGCGGAGCGTTGATCGTCGGGTTACTTCCGGCGCGCCCCGAAACGCGATGGTGGCAGGAACACGTGAACGGAAAGGCCGACCTGCGTTTTATCGCCGGGAGACTGCGTTTTGGTGAAGCAAGAAACTGCGCCCCGTTTGCGTCCGTCATCGCCGTGTGGTGGGGATGGGGCGTCTTGGATGGCTGGTTTCCCGACAGGCGCAGAAAAGATTTACGGGTCATGTGAAGAAAAAGAAAAGGCCCGATGCGGGAACACCGGGCGAGGACGAAAAAGCACCAACTAATGTTTATAGGATACTCCAATGCCTGAAAATGTCAAGGGATTCATCGTTCAGAAGGATTTTTACAGGGGGATTTCCATGTTGTCTGACGAGCAACGTGGAAAACTCTTTATGGCCCTTTTCGCTGACGCTGGCGAAGGAGAAATGCCAGAACTGGACGCGATCACCAACGTTGTTTTTCAGATGATGTTGCCGTCTGTTCATGCTGCACAAGAGAGTTACGACAGACGGAAGGACACCAGCAAAACAAACGGAAAACTTGGCGGAAGACCTAAAAAAGACAATGAGATAGATGAAAACGAAAAACCTAAAAAACCTAATTCTGATTTAGGTTTTGATGAAGAACCTAATAACCTAACGGTTTTTTCTGAGAAACCTAAAAACCAGAATAGAATAGAAGAGAATAGAAAAGAAAGAATAAATACACCCCCCCCTCCCCCCCACGGGGGGGACGCCTCCGGCGTTGCGGGGGAGTGCTCCTCTGGCGTGATGCCGCAATCCGGACAGGCACGGGAATCACGCAAGCGTTTTATGCCTCCCAAGGCAAGCGAGGTGGAGGCGTACTGCCTTGAGCGTGGGAACGGCATAGACCCTGTAGCATTCGTCGATTTCTACGAGGCGAAAGGATGGTGTGTCGGCAAAACGCCGATGAAAGACTGGAAGGCCGCCGTTCGGACGTGGGAACACGAACGGCGGGAAAAGAGGGCGATGCAGGAACAGGCTTACGCGATGCCGTTGAACTAGCCGGAAGGAGAGGCCATGAAAAGCAAGACGTTCACCGATTTTGGGATCGTCATCGAGCGCGGAGAAAGCCGGACGCTCTGCCCCCAGTGTTCCCCTGGGCGCATGAAGAAGTACGACAAGTGCCTGTCCGTTGACCAAGAGCAGGGCGTGTGGTTTTGCCACCACTGCGGCTGGGCTGGCGGACTTGGGGAAAGCTCCGGCGAGAGGGAACGGGCTGAAAAGACGTTCTCCAAGCCGCACTTCGTGGCTTCGGAAATCGACGACCCCAAGGTGCTGGATTGGTTCAAGCAGCGCGGCATTTCCGCGAAGACGCTTGCCGCGTTTCACGTCAAGTCCGGTCCCGCGTGGATGCACGGGCCGAATGGCGGGGGAAACGTGAACACGATCCAGTTCCCGTTTTACCTGCATGGGGAAGTCGTTAACGTGAAGTACCGTACCGGCGACAAGCGGTTCCGGCAGGAAAAGAACGCCGTCAAGTGCCTGTACAATTTCGACATGGCCGAGAAGAGCGTTTCCGAACGCCTGCTGGTCACGGAAGGGGAGATGGACTGCCTCGCCTTGTACGAGTCCGGGTACACGGCGGTGGTGTCCGTTCCCGACGGCGCTCCTTCCCCTGAGACGAAGAGCTACGCCAGCAAGTTTGACTTCCTACACGGAGCGGAGGCGTTGCTTGACCGCTTCAAGTTCATCGTGCTTGCCGTGGATAACGATGCGCCGGGAAAGAAGCTCGAAGAAGAACTTTCCCGGCGCATCGGGATGGACAAATGCCTGAAAATTCTGTGGCCAGAAGGATGCAAGGATGCCAATGATGTTCTGATCCGGCATGGAGCGGATGCTCTTCGCCGGTGTATCGAGGCGGCGCAGTTTTTCCCCGTTGATGGGGTGCAGTCCGTCAGCGACCTGTGGGACGCCGTATTCACCCTGCACGCTTCCCCGGAGCAGCCCGGAGCGGACATCGGGTGGGAAAACGCGGCGGGGGTGTTCAATGTCGAGCCGGGGCAGATGACGGTGGTTACGGGCATTCCCTCACACGGCAAATCAACGTTCATCGACGCTCTGCGCGTGAATTTGTTCCGGCTTCACGGGTGGGCATCCGCCGCCTTCTCGCCGGAGAACTGGCCAGCCCAGACGCATCTTTCCCTGCTTGCCGAGATGTACGCCCGCAGGAATTTTTACGAGATGACGCAGGACGACTTGTATGGCGTTATGTGCGAGGTCATGCGGGGATTTTTTTTCATTCAGCCTGATCGGGATGAAGATATGATGACCGTTGACGCCATCCTCGCGCGGGCGAAGGCCCTTGTCTACCGGAGCGGGATCAGGGTGCTGGTCATCGATCCGTGGAACGAGATCGAACATGCGATACCGCAGGGGCAGCGGGAGGACCAGTATATCAGCATCCAACTTGCCAAAATACGCCGCTTCGCCCGCGTCAACGCCGTTCACGTTTTTCTCATCGCGCATCCCCGGCAAATCGAGAAAGACAAGAACGGAGGGTATCCCCCGCCGACGGCTTACGACATCGCGGGCGGGGCCATGTGGCGCAACAAGGCCGACAACATCCTGTGCGTCTACCGTCCCAACATGCAGACCAGCGATACGCACGTCTTCGTTCAGAAAATCCGCTTTCGTCGTAATGGCAAGGCTGGGGAAATGTTGAAGTTCTCGTTCCATGTCGGAACGTCAACCTACTACGCGGTGAAGGGGTAGCCCGTGCTCGGAATTCGTCGTTTCCTGAAAACCTGCATCGTGGCGGCGGCCTGTCGGGACTTTATCGACTCCGAGACGGCGCACCGTTTGCTCAGAGTCTTTGGGCTCATCCATGTCTGAGTGCCCACGGTACTGTGAAATCTTCGGCCCCGGCGCGTGTGCAGGGGTATTTGACAAAAAGGAGTGTGTGATGAGCACAGTGAAAAAATCGGTAATGGAAAATGTACGCCTCGAACTCCCTATCCCTCCGCTTGTCAATCACTACTGGCGGCACATTACCATCAACGGAACCCCCAGAACGCTCATATCCGCCCGTGGACGCGATTTTAGAAAAAACGTGATGCAGATTGTGGGTGATGAAAAGAAGGCTCTAAAAATCGATTCTCGCGTCAAAGTCAATGTGGTTGTTTGCCCGCCAGATCGCCGTAAGAGAGATATTGACGGGTATCTGAAAGCCCTTCTTGATTCCCTTACCCACGCCGGGGTGTGGCTGGACGATGAGCAAGTCGATTCGATTTACATCACACGCGGAGAAGTGGTGAAGGATGGAAAGGCTGTTGTCGAGATCCTGCCGATGGGGGTGTGAGCATGGCTGAGAATGAACGGAAATTGCTGCTCGGCTGGAAGGCCATCACAGCCTACACCGGAGTGAGCCGCCTCCTCATGATCCGCTACGCCTACCCTGTCCACGACTGCGACAGGGCCGCTCATCAAGGGTACGGCGTCTGTGCCTATACCGAAGAGCTTGACGCACACAGGGAGGCTATGAGCGTGCAGCATCGACGTCACGAACAGGATGAAAGGGCTCTTGCGGCACTCATGCAGCGGCTGTCGGAAGCACGCGGGAAGCACCCTGTTTTCGCGGAGGGCAAATACCATGCGCTCGGCGTTATCGGGGAGGAGTACCGTGAGCTTGTATACGCCGTTGAGCACGAAACTCCGGAGCGTATCCGCGACGAAGCCCTCGATGTAGCTGTGACCGCACTGCGGCTATGGCTTGGGGAACACAAGGTTGGTGCTCATGAGTGACGTGTGGGTAAGTCAGTTCGAACTGTCAGAGGCCATCGGCGACGTGGGGGCGGTCATCCTCTGCGCACAGTGCGGTGGACGTTCATACTTTATCCCCCGGAAGCCTACAGGGTTTCTTCTGGAGTTGCTTGGTCGGCAGCGTATGGCGGCCCTCTGCACCGAATTTGGGGGGATGCAGATCGTCGTGCCCAACCTGCGCCGTGGTGAACCGTTCAAAGGACGTATCCTGTCCCGTCTAGAAGCAGGGGAGAAGCCGGACGCCATCGCCGAAGCCCTTGGCGTGACCACCAGGTACGTCCGTCGGCTCAAAAAGCAGCTTTGCGGGAACCCGGAACCACAGCAGCAATATCGGCTGTTGTAGAATCTTGTTCACGGTGTCCTCCCCCTATTCTCTTGTGCGAGAGTGGACGCAGGAGGATATTTTTTATGGCTGTTCTTCCCTTGCGCCACTTCTCCCCGGTCGAATTCCGCTGCAAGTGCGGGTGCGGCTCGGGCATGGAGAAGATGGACGCCGATCTGCTCCAGATGCTCGATGAGGCCCGTGATCTGGCTGGCATCCCGTTCCCCCTTTCTTCCGCCTACCGCTGCCCGAAGCACAACAAGGCGGTCGGCGGCGTGCCCACCTCCGCGCACACTCGTGGCTATGCCGTGGACATCCGCTGCGTGGATTCCCATTCCCGTTTCGTCATTCTTCAGGCGTTGCTTGAAGCCGGGTTCCGGCGCATTGAGCTGGCTCCGACATGGATCCATGTGGACAACGATCCGGACAAGCCCCGCGACGTGGCGTTCTACCAGCATGGAGGCAAATATTGATGGAAGCGACCGTGATTGATTTCATCCTTTCGACCTTGATGAGCCTTTCCGCGCAGTATCCCGATGCGGCGTGGCTCGTGACCGCCCTGAGCGTGGTCATGACCGTGTGCGGCCTGTGCGCCGTGGCCACCGTATGGATGCCTGTCCCCAAGGAACCGGCGGGGCTGTATGCCGCCGTGTACCGCTGGGCCCACGCCCTTGCCGCGCACTTCGGACAGAACAAGGGCGCCGTGGCTGACGGCAAGTCCGAAACCGTGCAGGCCGAAGTCAAGGCCGTGACGGGGAAGTGATGTGCGGGCCGTCCTTGAGTTCCTTTCATCGCTCGCCGGGCTCATCAAGCTGTGGCTGCGTCAACGGTACGGCGAACGCCGCGAGGCTGATCGCGCTGCTGTTCGTGATGACGCTGGCGGCGAGTGGGTGCGCTCGATGGGCGGAACCGACCGCCGCGACAAGTCCGGCTCCGCTGACGCCGGGGGCCGTCGTGACGGGTGAGTGGTCCTACACCTACCGGGGCGAGACGTTCACCGAGCCCGGCGAGTGGGTGCACCTGCCCGCAGGAGAGGCCGGGAACCTGCTCCTGTGGATCAAGGGCGTTGAGGCTGGAAGCTGATGGAGCATACACTGGACCACGAATCCCGGCTTTCCCGCATTGAGGCATTGCTCGAGGCGCTCAACCAGCGGCTTGACGACGCGATACTCACGCAACTCCGCGACCATGGAAAACGCATTCGGGATCTTGAGGATCATATTTCGGTTATGGCCGAGACGTGCGCGCGGGAACGCGGGGAGCGGCAGGGCAGCAGGACAACAGCCATCGCCATTATAACCGCCCTCTCGGGAGTTGGCGGTTGCATCGGTGCCATTGTGGGCCGGATGTTTTGAGAATGCCCTGTGCATGAATGGACACCTATGCGCTCCAGCGTCAGCTTCTTCAGGCAGAACTTCCTCCAACGGAAAAGCTTGTAGGTATGGTGCTCGCCCTACACATGGACAAACGGACCGGAAAAATCCGCGTGCGGCAGGAAACCGTCGCGCAGGAGTGCGGCGTGTCTGTGCGAACAGTGCGCAGGGCCGTTGCTGCGCTCATATCCTCCGGGGTGTTCACTTCCACGGCAACCGGACGCTCCTCGGTTTTGGCTGCCGGTTCTGGAAAGAGTACTGGAAGAGTGGATCGGCCACCGGTGTCCTATCAGACCGGTCACGGGTGTCCGCAATTGAAGAGGAAAAGGGCCCCTTGGGAGTATGATTTGGCGCACAGTACGAGGCCCGAGGAAGAGGAGAAACGAGGGCATGAAAGTTTTTTGAGAGAACAGGAAGAACGCAGGCCAAACGGGGGGTGCGACGATGGCGGCACGATTTGATTGGGAATCCATCCGGGCCGAGTACGAAGTAGGGGCGAGCCAGTCCGATCTGTCCAAGCGGTACGGTGTGAGCCGGACGGCCATCCAAAAGCGCATCCGGGCCGAAGGATGGGTGCAGGATATTTCCGGCACCGTGAACCGCATGGCAGAGGCCAAGGTTGCGGGCGTAGTTGCAGGCTGCAACCCTCAAAAAAAGGCCGAAGCCTTGGACCGCGCTGCCGAAGCCAAGGCCGCCGTCATCACCCGCCACCAGCGGGAGTGGGATCGGCATCAGTCTATCATGGATGAGGCGTTGTCCGAAGGCAGCTTCGACAAGGCCAAGCTCGCCAAGATTACCGCCGAGACGATCAAGATCCGGCAGGAGGGAGAGCGCAAGGCGTGGGGCATCGTGGACAAGACCGCCTTGGATCACACTTCATCCGACGGTTCCCTATCTCAGCGTCCGGTAGATCTCTCACACCTCTCCCCGGACGAGCTGCTTCGCCTGACGAAGGAAGCCTTCAAAACGCCGGATCATGAGTAGCCCCGCCATCCTTTCCGATATCCGGAAGGCACTGGCCCGTAGCTGTCTCGCGGCCTTCGTGCGCTACACCATGCCCGGCTACCGCATGGGATGGGTGCATGAGGAAATCTGTTCCGAGCTAGACGCCTTCCTTGCCGATGTCGTAGCCGGGCGTTCCCCGCGCCTCATGCTGACCATGCCGCCCCGCCACGGGAAAAGCGAGCTCGCCTCCCGCCGCTTCCCGGCTTACGCCTTGGGCCGCTATCCCGATCTATCCGTCATTTCAACGAGCTACGCCGCCGACCTGTCCTCGCGCATGAACCGCGACGTTCAGCGCGTCATCGACAGCCCGGAATACCGTGAACTCTTCCCGGGAACAGCGTTGTACGGCAAGAACATCCGCACCGTGGGGAACGGCTCATACCTCCGCAACTCGGACATCTTCGAGGTGGTGGGGCACGCCGGCTGCTACCGTTCCGCTGGCGTGGGCGGCGGCATCACGGGCATGGGCGGGCATATCGTCATTGTCGACGACCCGTTCAAGGACCGGGCGTCCGCCGATTCCCCGACCATCCGCCAGAACGTCTGGGACTGGTACACGTCCACGCTGTACACGCGCCTCGAGCCCGGTGGAGGGGTGCTCATCATCAACACTCGCTGGCACATGGCTGACCTCTCAGGGCGGCTGCTTGAGGCCGCCGCACGGGGGGAGGGCGACCACTGGCGCGTAGTGGACTTCCCCGCCATCGCCACGGCGGACGAGCCACATCGTAAGGCCGGGGAAGCCCTGCACCCGGAACGTTACCCGCTGAGCAAGATCCTTGCCATTAAGAAAGCCCTCGGCACACGCGACTGGGAGGCCCTGTACCAGCAGCGGCCTACGCCAGACGGCGGCGCCATCTTCAAATCCGAGTGGCTGCGCTTTTGGCTCCCCAAAGATCTGCCAGAGCAGTTCGACCAGCTCCTTATCTCGTGGGATATGACGTTCAAAGACGGCGACGATACCGACTTTGTTGTGGGGCAGGTGTGGGGCCGCAAGGGGGCCGACCGCTACCTCCTCGATCAGGTCCGGCGGCGCATGGGATTTACGGATACGGTGGCCGCGTTCCGGGTGCTCGCCGCTAAATGGCCCGGCGCAGCCCGTAAGCTGGTGGAGGATAAGGCCAACGGCCCGGCGGTTATCGACGCGCTGAAACATGCCGTGCCCGGTATCATCCCCGTGGAGCCGGACGGCAGCAAGACGGCTCGCGCCCATGCTGTGACTACGTTCTTCGAGGCTGGGAACGTCCTGCTCCCGCACCCTGAGCATTGCCCGTGGGCGCGGGAGTACGTCGCGGAACTGACACAGTTCCCCGGTGCGCCCCACGACGACCAAGTGGACGCCACAACACAGGCCCTGCGCGACTTCGATACCAAGCGGCCCATGTGCATCGACACCCGGATACTGCTCCAGCCGCGCATGGGGTTGAGGCGCATCGGGGGGATTTGAAGTCATGTGTAAGGTTTTCTTCTTGACATAACTCTTAAGCATAGCCATATCTCATTTCATGACAAATCAAGAGCGTAGGCGTGAAAAGCTCAAAAACGCCGTCCTCTACTTCGTAAAAAACGACAAGACAGTCGGCCTCACCAAGCTGATGAAACTTCTGTTTTATCTCGATTTTAGGCTATATCGAGCATGTGGAGAATCGCTTACAGGGCAGACATATGAGGCGTGGAAATTCGGCCCAGTTCCCGCCGATGTGTGGCGGGAATTGCACGAAAAGCAGGACTGTCACCTTGGCTTGAAGTCTGTTGTCAAGATCGTTCCAACCAAAGAAGATCCGCGTGACGAAGCTACTGGAATCAAGCTTGTCGCGCTGCCCAAAGCCAAGTTTTCAGATACCTATTTTACTTTTCGCGAAATCAAGGAAATGCAGGCCGTTTCCGAGATGTTCCGTGGATTGCCTGCTTATCTAGTCGTTAAAGCTTCCCATGCCTCTAATGATCCATGGGATGTGACAATCAAGACCAAGGGAGAAAAAAGTATCGTAAACTATGAGCTTGCTCTTGAGGGCCTCGATGAAGAAGAAAAAGAGTATATCCATGAAGTTCGGGATGACGCTCTTTTTCTTGAAACGCTTATGGGGCAGGCTGGATGAAGCTCGGCGATGTTCTCTATTTTTCGGACTACGAATTTGCCAACGGTGGACATGCCGACAAACTGTTCATCGTTTTTTCAGACCCCGAAAAAGAAACTCTCCTCTTGCTCATTGTTACGTCAAAAGGAAAGGATTCTCGCAACACTGGTTGTCAGCCAGCGGCGCGGCGTTTTCTTATCCGTGCGGGAAAGTATGGATTCGTCAAGGATACTTGGGTTGACCTACAACGGAATGTCAATGTTGTAGGTAAGGATCAGCTTGCGGCTCTCATTGCTCAGGGAAAAGCGGTGATACAATTTTCTATCCCTACCCAAGTAATAAATGAAATCAAGAATTGTTTGACCCGCCATAGTATTGATTGTTTATCCCGTGAGGCGTGTGCTCTTCTTGGTATCTCGCCTAAGTGGTAGACCTTTCTCGTCGTCCCTCCCTTGACATTTCCCCCGTTTTGTGGCGTTGTCTTTACACGGTGCTCCTAACACCAACAACAGGCGGACTCCGCCACCGACATCAGGCGTTTTTTTTGTGCCCTTTTCAGAAGTCAAGATTCGTTTTGTCTTCTGTTTCCTGCTATAAAAGCATCTGTTGCCGGGTGTGGCCGATATGTCCAAGCGCAAGCCAAAGGCGGCCAGCTCCTCCTGTTGGGAGTTAGGAACACCCGGCATCGTCATTCCTAGGCGGTGCCAACTTCAATCAACAGGAGTGGCACATGTCACAGCTTTCTTCTTCCGTTTCCCTCCCCCAGATTGCCCATCGAGGCGTCCCCGTTGTTACCACCGAAACGCTTGCGCAGGCGTATGAAGTGGACGCTGTTTCCATTCGTAAGAACTTTTCCTGCAATAAGGCAAGATTCACCGAAGGGAAACATTATTATACTCTTTCCGGTAATGATTTAAGAGAGTTCAAGAACAGAGTTACCGAAAGTAACTCAGTTCAGATTGGAAAGAACTCTCGTTCCCTCACCCTCTGGACTGAGCGCGGGGCGGCCCGTCATGCCAAGATGCTCAACTCTGATCGAGCGTGGGATATGTTTGAGCTTCTGGAAGAAACGTTTTTCCGGATTGCCCGTCCAGAACCCGCTCCTGCCCCTTCTCCCATTTCCAAGCGTACCGACCCGGAACGTAAGGCGCTTACCGCCATCATCAACACATGGGTGGGCATGGCCCCGATTCACTACGCCTCGGCCCGTGCGCAGGTAAACGCCCATTTCGGCGTCACTTCTGTGGACGCCCTGACCGTAGCGCAGGTTAAGGAGGCCATTCAGTGGGTGCAGGCAAAGATTGACGCTCTCCCCGCTGTGCCTGCTCCCGCGCCTGCCCCCACGCTCCCTGCATCCAATGTCTACCACGATCGGGTGAAGGAGCTGGAACGCCTTGAAGCCAAGTTCATGGAGTTCGCCGGGGAAACCCGCTCCCGCCTTTCCGAACTCAACGCCGAATACATTCGTCTGAACCAAGGGGCTTACGCCGCCATGCTCGGCATGATTCCTGCGATACAGCCCGGTTCCAAGGATAGGCTTATCGACGCGCTGGCGTCTCAATCATATGATGCCTACAACTGGATTGACGCCGGACTGTCGCGCATGAGGCTGGCTATCGTCTCGGCACGGGCGGCAAACAGAACAATCGCAGAAGCGAACTAGCAAACAGGGCCCCCGCCGGAAACGGGGGCTTTTCTTACTCGGGTAGTTTTACGCAATCCGTTTACCACAGCCCATCGTCCCGGCACGGCCCCTTCACAAAGGGGTTTTCGTTGCCTTGCAGTTTTTCGATGCGCTTGGCCCGTGTGCACTCCCACGCATCCACTTGGTACATCTTGTCCCATGCGTCCATGAGCTGCGTCTGCTGGCGGCTCATGCGGTAGCGCGGGGCGTAGGCGTCGGCCATATACTTGTAGGTCCGGGCAATTTGTCCCCTTGATCTGATAGGCGGCTCGGCCTTTCTGTCCGCAATCTTCATCTCACAACTCCCGAAGTCCGGCTTTTCTCCCGGCAACATCTGAAAGTTGTAGTTCTGGCGTAGGGCATTCACCGCGCCGATGGCCGGATACAGATTGTACAGGTCAGCCTGCATGAGCCTGTATTCCCGGCTGACCTTCTCGGCGCACTTGCGGCCTTTGAACGCCTTTCCCCTGTTGTCCACGCACTGCGCGTCGCCCTCGCGCCACTCCGCGAACGCCTGCCCGAAGTTCTCGGCGGGGACCACGTGTTCCCATTCCACCTTCCCGGCCCGCTTCTCGTGCTTCGCGGCAGTAAAACCCTCCGGCAGGGTGACGTTCTTCTTCTCGTCGAACGCCGCCCCGCAGTAGAGCGTGATCCGATGGTCATAATAGACCTGCCGTTCCAGCGTCTTCTTGGCCTTGCTGAACGAATCGTTCCATTCGTTGCCCGCGGCCTGCGCCTCGGACGTCATAACCAGCGCGGCCAGCAGAAACACCATGATGCTTTTGTACATGCGGATACCTCCCTAAAGGTATCCATGTATATATAGATTAATCTATATTGATACAATATGAAAGGTGTCCCACAGCCAAGCCCCCCGAACCTTGTTCACGGTGTGTTTTCTTTTTGGCTCGTAGCATTATGGGCACATGAGCAAGAAGCGCACTTATCGACACGCCACCTCCATACCTCAAGTGCAACCGTCGCGCCGTCTGAATCTCTCCCCGGACGTGCGCGGCGGCCTTGCTCAGTCTTTGCCACCTACGCCCGACGACATCAGCCGGTTGTACGGTCCTGCGAAGACGCTCGGCGCGCCCGAAGAAGTGCAGCTTGCGATGGATGCGCGGCTTGCGGATTCCGGCGTCTATTCCCTGCTCCAGCACTCGCTTGAGCTTGGGGTCGGGATTGCGCCGCAATTCATGGGCTACGGCATCCTCCAAAACCTTGCCCAGAACGGATTGATCCGTGCCTGTGTCGAGACGGTATCCGACGACATGACACGAGCATGGATTGAGTTCAAGCGCGAAGGGGAGGGCGGCGACGAGTCATTGCTCACCGACCTTGCGCAGGCGTGCAAGAGGTTCGCCCTGCAACGTCTTTTCCATGAGGCGACCGAGCTTGTGGGGTACGAGGGCGGGGCCTTCCTTTTCATCGACACCGGGTCCGTCGGCCAAGAGCTGGAACGCCCGCTGAACGTCAGCCCGTATTCCGCCGAACTCAGGCCCGGCGGCGTGCTGCGCTTCGTCGTCATTGACCCCGTGAACGTCTTCCCCGGAGACTACAACAGCCTTTCGCCGCTTGAGCCTGACTACTTCCGCCCGCGCTGGTGGTGGGTGCTCGGGCAGCGGGTGCACGCCTCGCGCCTCATCCGATTGGTTGCGAACGAATGCCCGGTGCTGCTGCGGCCCGCCTACAATTTTTTGGGCATCCCGCAGGCGCAGATCCTCTGGGATTACGTCCTGCATTTTCAGGAATGCCGCGCCGCCGAAGCCCGGCTGCTGACCAAGTTTTCGCTGACCGTCTTCAAGACGAAGATGGAAGACATCCTGTACTCAGCCGGGGGCACCGCTCAGATCGATACCCGCATCCGGTACATGATTCAGACCATGACCAATGACGGCGTGCTTGCCGTCGACAAAGAATCGGAAGACGTGGTCAAGCTGGAAACCCCGCTTTCAGGCGTGACCGACATCGTGCGCCAGTCCCTTGAAATCCTCGCCGCCCTGAACCGAACCCCGGCGGTCAAGCTGCTCGGCATCAGCCCCTCAGGGTTTAATGCCACGGGCGAATCGGACATCCGCAACTATTACGACCATGTCAGGAGCCAGCAGGAGAAAGTCCTGCGCGACGGCATCAAGAAGGCGCTCGACTGTATCCAGCTCTACCTGCGCGGAACCATCGACCCGTCCGTGACGTTCGACTTCGCGCCCCTCGGCGAAGAGGATAGGGCGGCCCTTGCGACGCTCCAGAAGACCAAGGCCGACACCATCGCCGTCTACATGGATCGGGACATCATCTCTCAGGAAGAAGCCCGGCAATCCCTTGCCAGTGACCCGGACAGCGGCTTCTCCGACATCGACCCGGCGGAAGTGCCGCAGGGCAATGGAATGCCTGATGCCCTGCCGGAAGCCGGGGAAGAGGGCTTGATGCCCGACATCGACGATGTGGACAAGGCAGGGGCCGTCTATGGCTAAGGTCATCCGCGCCATCAAGCCCAACGCGGGCATCCGGGCGAAATACCGGAAGCGGCTGGTGTCGCTTCTCGACGAGATGCAGCGTTCCGTCGTGTGGTGGCTGCGCGCCGAGTACAGGAAGCAGGAAACCCGCATAGCACAGGATGCGTCCCCGGCGAGTGACCTGCAAGACCGCCTCAAGAGCCTGTTCCGGTACTGGACGAAGCGGTGGAGGGAAAGCGCGGAGAGTTTTGCACGGGAGTTCGTGGGCAGTACGAGGCGGCGCACGGAAGCCGGGATGCGGCAGGCCCTCAAGGATGCGGGCTTCACGGTAAAGATGAAGGCCAGCACCCGGGCCATGAATGATGTGGAACGGGCGTTGCTACTGGAAAATTACAATATCATCAAGTCCATTCCGCAGCAGTACATTACCGAAGTTACCGGGCTTGTAATGCGTTCCGCCAGCATGGGCCGGGACGTGGAGTTCCTCGCCGACGAACTGCACAAGCGGTACGAGATCACCCGGCGCCGGGCCGAATTCATTGCTCGCGATCAATCCAACAAGGCGACCGAGGCCATCAAGCGGGTACAGGACAAGGAACTCGGCATCACCGAAGGCGTCTGGGTACATGTGCCGGGAAAGAAAACGAGCCGCCATACCCACCAGCTCATGAATGGGAAAAAGTTCGTCATCGCGGAAGGTCTTTACGACTCTGACGTGAAGCGCAAAGTGCTTTGCGGTGAGCTTCCGGGGTGCCAATGCACGTACCGGGCCGTTATTCCTGAATTTGGAGACTAGTCTATGTATCAAAGTAAAGGCGTCACCTTCGACGCGGCCCCCTCACAGCGGGAAACCGACGAGAACGGGTTCCTTCACGTCGGGGCGTCGCACATCACGAAAGCAACGGTGAACCCCTACTATGGGCGGGAGATTCCGGGCTGGCAGGAAGCCGGGCTTGACCCCGAGGCTGTCTATTACGGGCTTCGGGACCCGGAAGAACTTCAAGCATCGCTTGAGACATGGGCCGGGCTGCCGCTGCACATCGAGCACCACATCGACAGCGCGGAAGAGCCGCAGAAGCTCACCCGCGTGGGCGCGGTGGGCACGGGCGCGGTCTGGAACCCGCCGTATGTAGATGCGCCGCTGACCGTGTGGGATCGGGCCGCCATCGACGCCATCGAAGACGGTTCTTTCCGGGAACTTTCCTGCGCCTACCGCTACGACCCGGATTTCACGCCGGGCAGCTACGAGGGCACCCCCTACGATTTCATCATGCGGAACATCCGAGGCAACCACGTCGCGCTGGTCGAAGAAGGGCGGGCCGGGCCGGACGTGGTGGTGGCGGATTCTCATCCAACTTCAACGAAAAAAGGAACGCTTATGGGCACGTTTAAGAAATGGTTCCGGGGCGCGCAAGACGACAACCCGGACATCGAAAAGCAGGAAGTGGAGCTTGCGCAGGCCATCATCGACCTGCACAAGGTCGACCCCGTGACTGGCGAAATCGTGGATATCACCGAAGACGAGGACAAGGCGGAGGAAATCCGTAAGCTCATCGGTGAACTGTCCGCCAAACTCGACCCCGAGGACGTCAAAAAACTGACGGACTCCCTCTCCGATCTGGCCTATTCCCCTGCAACAGGCGACGAGAAGCCGGAGAAAAAGGAAGCGATGGACGAAGAAACCAAGAAAGCTATGGACGCCTGCGGGCTTGATGCGGAAGACCCCGCCGAATCCCGCGCCTTTGCCGAAGGCGTGAAATACGGCGAGGAACTGGAGCGCAATCCGGACGAACGCAGGAAGCTCGACCGCGAGCATGAGTCCGAGGGTATGAAAAAGGCTATGGATGCCTGCGGCCTCGACGCTGAGAACCCGCAGGAGAGCAAAGCCTTTGCCGAGGGCGTCAAGTACGGTGAGGAGCTGATCCGGAACCCCGAGGAACGGCGCAAGCTTGACCGGGAACACGAATCCGAGGGCGAACGCCGCGAACTCGGCAAGGACGAGGACAAGGACGCGGCCATTAAGCGCATCCTCGCTTCCGTCCCCGACCTCACACCGGAGCAGAAAAAGAAGCTGACCGACTCCCTCGCCGATCTCGCCTATTCCCCCGCGACCGGAGATGAAGCCCCGGACGACAAGGGAGCCGCTCAGGACAGGGCGTTCCGCCGCCGTGGTCCGCGTCCTCTCACCGCAATGGACGCCGCCCGCATCAAGGCATCCGCAGTCGCCGAAGCGCAGGAGCATATGCGGAACCTTACCCGTGCCGTGCGCGACGTGCGCGGGCTGGTGGGCGAACTTGACCCGTTGTCCTTCGACTCCGCGTCCGACGTCTACGGCTACGCGCTGGAGCAGCTTGGGGAGAATCCCCGCAAGTACCCCCGGCAGGCATGGCCCGGTATGATCGATATCCTCCGCAAGCAGAAGGCGACACCTTCCGTTGCCCGTGACGCGGCCCCCGTCGGGCGCATGTCCGGCAGCTTCGCCGGGCTTTCCAATATCACCATTGCAGAATAGGAGGCACACCATGCCTTTGCAGTCCCAAGTCAATCTCTCCGTCGCTCCCGGCGTTGCGGGCGATAAAGCGACGCCCGACCAGAGCATCTACACCCCGCTCAACCCTCTGGCGGCGGTGGCCCTCCCTGTGGGGCGCTTCGTCTTCCCTGTCGTGGATTCCGGCGTGATCGACAACACGCAGGCCACCAACGTTGCGGGCACCGCCACAGCCGTGCTCGGCTTCGTGGAGCGCGTCATCAACTACGTGAACTACGAAATTTTCTCTGACGGTACCCTGACTGTCCCGGCAGGCTCGAACCTCACCGTGGCCGTGAAGGGCGACTATTGGGCCGTTTCCACGACCAAGGCCACGGTGGGGCAGGCCGTCCTTGCCTCCACCGCTGACGGTTCAATCAGCACCGGGACCCCCGACGGGACGCACCTCGATACGGGGTGGGTCGTCAAGACGCCCGGCGAAATCGGGGAACCGATCATCATCAGCAATTGGGGACAGGCCGCAGCGTCGGGATCCGGCGGCGACACCTCGAACCTGATGCAGAAAGATTTCAGCAACGCCACCGGAGCGCTCGGCGTGGCCAACGGCGGAACTGGCGCAACAACTGCGGAACAGGCCCGCACCAACCTCGGCGCAGCCGCCGCCGGAGCGTAGGAGGTACTACATGAATCCGACTTTTGAACAGGCCAAGCGCTACGGCTTTATCTTCCCGGGCGCCCGCATGTGGGCAACCCCGGAGAACCGCGCCCGCATTGCGCAGGACGCCGCGCTCATCACTACTCCGAACACGACCGTCCCCGCCGAGCTTCTGGCGTATATCGACCCGATGGTCATCGAAATCCTGACCGCGCCCCGGCGCGCCCGCGAAATCTTCGGCGAAGAGAAGAAGGGCGACTGGACGACCCCGTACATGAAGTGGCGCGTGGACGAAATGACCGGAAAGACCGAGCCGTATTCCGACTATGCCAACGGCACGACTTCGGGCGTGAACTCCGAATGGCAAACCCGCGTGCAGTACGTCTTCCAGACGTCCATCACCTACGGAGACTTTGAAGTGGACATGTCGAGCACGGCGAAAGTCAACCTCGCTGCCTCCAAGCAGCGTGCGGCCGCCAACGTCATCGACATCGACCAGAACCGTTTCTACCTGCTCGGCGTCGCCGGGAAGGAAATCTACGGCATCCTTAACGATCCGAACCTCCCTGCTGCGATCACCGCAGGGGCCACGGGCACGGGCGGCTCCACGAAATGGGCCGACAAGACCACGGTGCAGATCTACAATGACGTCCTCGCCCTGTTCGCGCAGCTTTCCGAGCAGTCCAGCGGCCTCATTGACAAGGACACGCCCCTCAAGCTCTGCCTCTCCCCCGAACTGGCCGTTCGCCTCGGCGCGGCTACCGATTTCAACGTGTCCGTGCTGGATATGTTGAAGCGGTACTTCACCCGCATTGACATCGTGACCGTCCCCGAGCTGCACAGCATGACCGCCGGGGAAACCATGTTCCTCATCGCCCCCGAAGTGAACGGGCAGCGCTCCGGAACGCTGGCCTTCGGCGAAAAGATGCGTGCCGGACGCGTCGTGCCCGACCTGTCCAGCTTCCGTCAGAAGTTCGTCGGCACCACCTACGGCGGCATCGTGCTCATGCCCTTTGCCTTTGCGCAGATGACAGGCATGTAAAGCTGCTGCCTTCCCCCCATGCGAAAGCCCCAACCGTTAAACATGCGGTTGGGGCTTTTCTTTTGCCTGTACGAACCTTGTTCACGGTGTGCCCCCACGCCGCCATGCGGCATCATCTCCAAAACACTATGGAGGTGCAGCGATGGAAAATTCCCCCCTGGCTCTTTTTGAGCATGAAAAGTTCGGTTCCCTTCGCGTCGTCAGAAGCGATCAGGGGGCCCAGTGGTTCGTGGCGAAAGACGTGTGCGGGTGTCTCGGGCTGGATACCAGTAACCTTTCAAAAATGTTGGATGAAGACGAGCTTTCGACCTACCCCGTACAGTATACGGATCAGGTCAGGAATCTTTCCGTCGTATCCGAACCGGGCCTGTATTCCCTCATCCTGCGTTCCCGCAAGCCCGAAGCCAAGGCGTTCAAGCGGTGGGTGACACATGAGGTCATCCCCTCCATTCGTAAGGTGGGCGGTTACCTGATAGCCAAGCCGGACGATACGCCCGAAGCCATCCTCGCCCGCGCCGTGCTGGTCGCGCAGGATACCATCAGGCGTATCGAAGCCGAGCGCGACGAGGCTATCCGCACCAAGGCTGAAATAGGTTCACGCCGCGAGGCTACCGCGATGGCAACCGCCTCCGCCGCCGTGCGCAAGGCTGCGGCTCTTGAGAACGAACTTGGGCGGGGCAGGGACTACAAGTCCGTGAAGGGCATCCCGTGGTTCCTTGACGTCTTCGCAGATACGCCAGCCGCGTACTCCGTCGCGGGACGCAAGCTTTCCGATATGTCCCGCCGTATGGATTACGAAATCCGGGAAATCGAGGACAGCCGTTTCGGGAGCGTGAAGGCGTACCACGTCGACGTGATTGAAGCCTTCCGGCTGGCCCTGAAAAACGACCTGAACATGCTGGGCAAGTACCGCCTTCGCCGTGCCGCATAGCCGAACTTTGTTCACGGTGATTTCGTCCCGGCTCTTTTGTCATGATGACCAAAACAACGGAGGGATACAGAGATATGGCCAGACCCAAAAAGAATACCGCCCCGGAAACAACGCAGGCGACGAAGACGGATACAGTGATGGTCGCCCTGAACCGGGCGACCGGGATCACGTTCCCCATGCCCGACGGACGCAAGGTGCTCATCGAAGGCAACGCCGCCAGCCTGCGCGGAAAGGAAAAGGGCGTGCTGCCCGTGGGCGCGTTTGGGCTGACGCGGGTGAACGCCGACGATTGGGCATACATTGAAAAGACCTATGGTCCGCACATGGAAATCTTCAAGTCCGGGCTCATCTTCGCGCAGGCGCGCAAGGCCGACGCCGTGGACGAGGCCGACGAAAGGGCGGAACTGCGCAACGGGCTGGAGCCCGTGGACGTAGCCAAGGCGCAGACCGAACCGCTCCAGAGCAAGGCGGGGTTCTAAACCGTGGCTGTTGTTGTCTTTGACCCGCAGGAGTTCCGGGAGGCCTATCCGCGCTTCGTCGATCCGAAGACCGGGCAGCCTCTCCTGACCGATGCACAGCTTCGGCAGGCGTTCGACGTCGCCTGTCTGCTCTTGGACAACACAAACTCATCCCCGGTTCCCTACGACCGGGCCCACGGCGTCATGATCCGCAAGACGCTGCTGTACCTCCTCGTCTGCCATCTGGCGACGCTGGCCTTGTGGCCGATGGGGCAGGCCGGGCCAGTGGCCTCGGCGACGGAAGGAACTGTCAGCATCAGCTTCTCCGTGCCCCAGGACACCGGGAAAGCCTTTTACGCGCAGACGCCGTGCGGACAGACGTTTTGGCAGGCCATCCAGCCCTATGCCGTGGGCGGTCGCTACTATGCCGCCCGGTATTGGCATCCGTGGGGGTAATGGTGTCCGGAGAACTCGAAAAGCTGCTCAAGCGGTACATTACCCCCGATATCGTCGTGAAGGCCGGGGTGCTCGAAAATGCGACGCGGGGCGAAGGTGGTACTCCCGTCGCAGAGTATGCGGCGTACAACGAATACGGCGCAACAATCGAAATCCCTGAGCGGACGCAAACCTTGTACTTCAAGCGGAAGCGTGACGGCAGCGTCGGGAATCGGTTCGTGAAGAAGGGCAAAAGTGATTTTGCGCAGGATGCGTCGGTCAAAGCCCACACCGTCACCATCCCCTCACGGCCTTTCCTGCGCTCAACGCTCGATGCCAAGGCAGACGCATGGTGCGATAACCTCGCGGAAGCGTTGGAAGCCGGACGGACGCCGAAAGAGGCGATGCGGCTTGTGGGACGCCGCATGGCAGACGACATTCAAGCAACGATCAAGAGTAATATGCCCCCGGACAACGCCGAATCCACCAAGCGCCGCAAGAACGCCAAGGGCGCGGGAAAGGGGACGCTCATCGATTCCGGAAGCCTGCTCAAGTCCATCGATTACGAGGTAGTCAAAAAATGAATCTCCATGAACTTGTGCGTCCGCTTATCAGCATCGTGAACCCTTTCCAGTCGGTCGTGATTCTCGTCTCCACAGGCTTCACCATAACCGCGCAGTATGAGCAGGTCCCGGCATGGGCCCCCGCCGTTGAAGTCATGGCGCAGCCTCAGCCTGTCGCCGACAAGACGCTGCAATTCCTCGTGCAGCAGCGCCAGAACACGATCTGGCACGACTTTTATCTTTCAGGGGACTGGTCGGCCCTTGATCGTCCGGCGGAGCAGGGCGGCGATCTTCTCTACTGGGATGGCGCCGAGTGGCAGGTAGATCAAGTTCTGGAGCGCTGGAATCCCACGGCAGGCTGGACGAAAATCCGGTGCGTGAAGCTCCGGGAAACCGCGCCGCCGGAAGTCGGGGCCACGGAACCGCCCAAAGGGGGAGACGATGAGTGACGGCATCCTCGTGCAGGCCCTCGGCGATTTTTGTAAGCGTTACCTCGGCGATTCCGCCGTCGTTGTGCGCGGCTACGTCAACCGTGTGAGCAAGCCGAAGGCGAAAAACTACGTGCTCGTCACCCCGATGAGCATGACGCGCCTCTCGACGAACCTGCACCAGACCGAGTGCGGCGGAGAGGCCATCGTGCAGCCGCAGCGCCGCCGTGTCCAGCTTGACGTCTACGGCCCGACCGCCGCCGACCGTGCCCAGACGCTCGCAACGCTCCTGCGCGACGGCGTCGGGTGCCGTTTCCTGCAAACGTACGGGATTGCCCCTCTGTACGTCGAAGACCCGCAGGACATGACACAGGCGGAAGGGGACGAGCAGTACAACCCCCGCTTCATGCTCAACGTGCTGGTTCAGGCAAACCGCGTTGAACACGTTGAGATGGATACTTTTACCGACGCGGAACTTTCCGTGCATCCGCTGGCATAGCAAACACAGGAGGGCGCAATGAGCGTCAATGCCGACAAACTGGTTCAAATCATCCCCCGCATCATCGAGGGCGGCACGCCGGGCCTGACCTTCGCCGGGCTCATCCTTTCGCAGTCCGAGCTTTTGCCCGCAGGTAGAGTCGTTCAGTTCGCCAGCGCGCAGGCCGTGGCGAATTATTTCGGTTCGCTTTCGGAAGAAGCAAGCATGGCTTCCATGTACTTTTCCGGCTATGTGAACACGACGAGCCTCCCGGACAAGATCTTCTTTGCCCGGTACAACGGCGAGGCCGTGGGCGCATGGCTGCGCGGCGCGAAGTATACGGGCAATCTCGCCGTGTTGCAGGCCGTCACCAACGGCGCGATGGTTATTTCCATCGACAACACGCCGCACACGCTTTCCTCCGTGGATTTGTCCGCTGCAACCAGCTTCTCGCAGGTTGCGGAGGCGATCCAGACCGCGCTCACGACGGCGGGCGCGACCGGGGCGAAGGTGACGTACTCCAGCCAGACTGGGGCGTTCCAGATCGACAGCCCGACGACCGGGGCAAGTTCCGCCGTGGCCTTTCCGACGCCGCCGGAAGACGGGACCGACCTCGGCGCACTTTTGCTGCTCACCGAACAGTCCGGGGCCGTCCAGTCCGTAGGCATGGCCGCGCAGACGCTCCCCGACTGCATGACCAACGTGCTCATGTATGCCCGCGACTGGGTGACGTTCTCAACGGTATGGGAGCCCGAGCTTGACGATAAGATCGCGCTCGCACAATGGTGCGCCGGGTATGACACACGTTTCGCCTATGTGCTGTGGGATACCGACAACGCCGCGCAGGTCGCGGGTTCCACGGCCTCGGCGGGGTATCAGATCGCCAAGGTGCTCGAACTTGACGGGACGGTTCCCGTGTTCAACACGCCTGAGCTCGCCGCGTGGGTCATGGGCACGGCGGCCTCTATCAACTTTGAAGAGACGAACGGACGGCTCACATTCGCCTTCAAGCAAGGCGAAGGGCTTGCCGTAACCTGCGACAACGACGAGAACTATGATGCGCTGATCGCCAATGGCTACAACTGTTATGCGGACTTCGCCACGGCCTCCAGCCAGTTCAAGTTTTTCCAGAATGGGCAGGTTTCCGGCAAATGGGGCTGGCTCGACACCTACCTTGACGCCATCGCCATCAAAGACGGCCTCCAGCTTAACCTCCTTGATCTGTTCAAGGCCGTAAACTGCATCCCCTACAACGAGAGCGGCTACGGCATGATCCGCACGGCATGTCTCGACACCATCACGCGGTTTCTCGACTTCGGGGCTATCCGCACGGGCGTGACCCTCTCGAACACCCAAAAGGTGCAGCTCCTCGCGGAAATCGGGCTGGACGTTTCCCAGACGCTTGAAACGCAGGGCTGGTATATGCAGGTCAAGGACCCCGGCGCGACCGTACGCGGACAACGCCAGTCCCCCGAATGCAAATTTTACTACATGGACGGCGGCAGCGTGCAGCAAATCGTCATGCCCGCCACGGCCATTCAGTGATGAGGTAAAACATGGCTGACAACTTCGGCAACATGACGATTACAGCGGCAAATTGCACGCTTTTCCTGACGGTTCCCGGGCTCTACGACAGTCCCGTGCAGATCGAGGGGTTCAGCACCGACGCGATGGTCAGCGTCGCCACGAATACCCCAGTCGTCGCGGAAAAGGGCGTTGACGGGCATACCTCTTTTGGTTGGGTCCCGACCAACAAAGAAGTTACGATTACCCTCGCTGCGGACTCGCCCAGCCGCCAGATCATGGAAGATTGGGCCACGTATCAGGAAACCGCCCGGGAAGTGATGCTCTGCAATGCCGAGTTCGCCATGCCGAGCATCAACCGGAAGATCACCGGGAAACGGGGCGGCCTCACCTCCGTACAGTCCAGCCCCAACGCCGCTCAGACCTTGCAGGCGAGCGCCTTCGTCATCACCTTTGACCAGTGGACCGCGAGTCCGCTTTAAACCGTGGAGGCCGTCATGCTCAACGAAAAGATCATTGCCATCGACAAGGGCCGCGACGCCGGGAAGACCTTCAAGGTCAAGGAAATGCCCGTCACCAAGCTGGAAAAATGGGCCGCCCGTGCGCTGCTCGCCGTCTTCGGTTCCGAGATGCCCGCCGACATCCGGACGCTTTCAGCGTCTTCGAACACCGCCGCGCTGCTTTCCGCCGGGCTCCGGGGGCTCTCAGGGCTCCGGTGGGAACAGGCAGAGCCGCTCTATGACGAGCTTCTCGGGCAGATCTATCGCGTCCCGAACCCCCACAAGCCCGATGATGCCATCAGGCTTACTCCGCAAAACCTCGACGCCCATGTCGAAGACGTGGGCACGATCTATCGTTTGCGTTGGGAGGCCATCGCCGTCTGTCTGGATTTTTTGCAGGGCGGCGAGGGCTTGACCTCCCGCCTGTCGCAGATCCTCACCCCCTCGGGCTCCGGGACTACGCAAACCTCCCCGGATGCGTCGGCATCCCGGTAAGCCGGAACCTCGCAACGCTGCACGAGATGCAGACAGTGTACGGCCTGTCCGATGCCTACGAGATGCTAGAAATCATCGCCGTGGACGGCCATAACCAACGCCTCTGGAGCAAATTCCATGAACGCAGGTGAACTCGTCGTCAGCCTCTTGCTGAAAGCAGGGGATTTTAAAGCGCAGGTGCAGTCCGCACAGGAGCGGCTGGACGGCGTGCAGGCCGCAGCCGTTGACGCGGGGCGCGCGACATATGACGCAGGCGTCAAGGGGGCCCAAGGTCTTGGCCAGTCTGCCGATGTCGCCTCTTCGTTGCAAGCCGCCTTCGAGGAAGCCGTGCAAAAAGGCCGCGAAATCAGCGAGGTGACGAAAGAGTATCAGCGGATGCGCGAGGAGCTTATCCGCACCGGAGCGGCAAAAGAACGTCTTGAGGCCCTTGATGATGCAGCGAAAAAACTGGGCGTTTCGCTGGAAGACGCGGCGGACAAAGGCGCGTTTGGCTTTGAACGGCTCAAGAGCGTGGCAGCGCAGGCCCTCGCCGTCATCGGCGGCGTCTCCATCCTGAAAAGCTCCATAGCGCAGTATTACGAGCAGGCTCAGGCTATCGAGAAGACTTCGGACGCGCTCGGCATGAGCATTGAAGACTGGCAGGCATGGCAACGGACGGCAGCCGCCGCCGGGGTTGACGCCGAGGAACTTTCGACTCGGTTTATGGATCTGGGCGACTGGATGCAGGATCTCATTTTGCACGACTCCGGGCCGCTTAAGGACGCGACCAAAGACCTGGGGGTGAGCTTCACGGATGCGAAAGGGAAGGCCGTTTCCTTTGAAGAAGGGCTTCTTCGGCTTTCCGACGCCACGTCAAAAATCGACCGCCAGAAGGCGACCTCGATCCTCACGCAGATCGGCTTCGACGAAAAAACCATCCCGCTCATCCTCAAGGGCCGCAAAGGGATTGAGGAGCTTCTGAAAGTCCAGAAGGCTCAAGCCATCTACAGCAAGCAGGACATCGAAAACGCGAAGAAGCAACGGGAGGCGCAGCAGCGGCTCAATGACGCATGGGAGGCCATCTCAGCCCTTTTCGCCAGCACCGTCTCCCCTGCGATCACGTTTTTGACGAACCTGCTCGGCGATCTCCTCGGGTGGGTGAAAGAAAACAAGCAGTTCGTGATCGTCTTCTTTACGGCGTTAGCCGGGGTCATTACGACGCTCATGCTCCCGGCGTTGAGCGCGATGGCGACGGCGGCATGGGCTGCGATTGCGCCGTTTACGCCGTTGATTGCGGGCATCGGCGCGATCGCGCTGGTTGTCGACGATCTCATTACCTACATCAAAGGCGGAGAATCTGCACTTTCCGGGCTCTGGTCGATGTTCGGAACTGGCGATGAAATCGGGGCTCGTTTCAAGGCTATTTGGGAAGGCATCAAAAGTATTCTCGGGGGCGTCTGGGATGCCCTTTCGGGGGTCGCCAAGCTCTTCAACTCCGTTCTTACGCTGGACGGAAAAGGCGTTATCGAAGCCCTCAAAACGATCTGGGGAGGCATCTCCAAAATCAATGATGTGCTTGTCGAAATGCTGAACTGGGTAGCCCAGAAGCTCTACAATTTGCTTCCCGACTGGATCAAGGATTGGCTCGGCGGCGATGAGTCTTCGCGCCCGGAAGAAACGAAGGCCGAGGCTAAGCCCGGCGGGGTCGCCGATTCGATGCGGGTTGGTGATGTCCGCCCGTCTATTCTGCCGCCGCAGGTGCGCGCCGGGGATGCGCGTCCGGGAAGCGTGAGCAACGTCAATAATTCGCGTCAGATGACATCAACCACCAATGTGGGTGAGGTCAAGGTCTATACGCAGGCTACGGATGCGGAAGGGATGGCCCAAGGAGTGGTTCCGGCACTTCGTAATCAAACCGCGCAGGTAGACAGCGCATTCGGGTACTGACATGGCATTCGGCGCGCTTCCTCCGGGACAGCCCGGAAACTGGTCGATTTTCGATAAAGACGGCGCCAAGGCCCTCGACTTCGACACGTTCTTTTCCTGCTCGATCAAGTCCGAGAACAAAATCAGCTCCAACCCTGTCGAGAAAGGGAGTTTCGCGGATTACAACAAAATCGCTTCTCCCACGGCGGTGTCGGTCGTGCTGGGCCGCACGGGGAAGAGCGACGAGCTTGCGGCGTTTCTGACGGCGCTGGACAAGCTGGCGGAAAGTACCGATCTCGTGAGCATCGTCACCCCTGAGAAGACATTTCTCGACTACAACCTTGTCTCCTACGACTACGACCGCAAGGCCGAAAACGGTGTGGACAGGCTGCTTGTAGGGCTCATGCTGCAAGAGATCCGGCAGGTCGAGCCACAGTACAGCAACGAAACGATAAAGCCAATCAGCAAGGCGCAGGCAAAGAATCCGACCGACGCAAGCACCACGGATGCCGGGAAACAACAGGGGCAGACGACGCAAAAAAGCACACTGAAAAAGCTGGGCGAGGGGATTTTCGGATGATGACCGTACCGCTCCGACAGGAGCCGAACCAGAGCCTCCAGATTGTGCTTGGGGAACAGAACTGCACCCTCCGGTTTATCTCCCGAGGCGTGAACCTGTACTGCGACCTTGCCATTGACCAGACGGTCATCTGGTCTGGGTTCATCTGCCGTAACCTCGTCGGCTTGAAGCTGTACGACTATCTCGCCTTCCGGGGGCAGCTCTACTTTGTCGATATGCAAGGCGAAGAGGATCCGCACTGGTCGGGCCTCGGCGACCGATTCCAGCTCGTTTATGTCGAAGAAGGGGAAACGCTGTGAACACGAGCTTCACCAAAAAGCTGCTTGAAGCGCACATCACGCTCGCCGAGGGCGGCTTCAACACGGCTACCGGGCAAGGTGCGAACACCAAGATCATCCGGCTCGGCATGGATGTGGACATTCAGAAACCCGGTGGGAAAGAGAAGAACAAGGCCAAGGTCAAGATTTTCAACATGCCATTGGCGGACATGGAGACTCTGACGACGCTGGCGTTCAAGCCGTTGCAGGCGTCGAAAAACCGCATTGCCGTGTACGCGGGCGATGAAGAGCACGGGATGTCGCTGGCATTCTCCGGCGATATCGTGAGCGCCGTCCCGAACTTCAACGCGGCGCCGGACCCTTCTTTCGACGTCGAGTGCATCACGGGATACGTCGCCAGCATTACGCCCGTGCCGCCGTTGACGGCGCAGGGTGCGCAGGACGTTGCCACGCTCATGCAGGGGCTTGCGAAGCAAATGGGGCTCGCTTTCGTCAACAGGGGCGTGTCCGTTTCCATTCGCAATGTCGCCATCGTCGGGGGCCCGATGGAACAGGCGCAGCAGCTTGCCCACGATGCCCGTATTGACCTCATCGTGGATGATGGCGAGATGGTCATCTCCCCGCTTGCGACGCTTCGCAGCGATGACGGCGGCTCGACGCCCCTCTGGTCCGCGAAAAGCGGCATGATTGGCTATCCGAGCTTCGATAACGAGGGCGTGACGGTGAAAGGCATCTACGAGCCGAAGCTCCAGCTTGGCGGCCCGGTGCGCATCGAGAGCATCGTCCCTCGCGCATCAGGCCTCTGGCAGGTCGTGAGCCTGAGCCACAAATTGCAGGCAGGCTATCCCGGCGCAACGCAGTGGGTGAGTCAGGCCAAGGCAAGCTATCCCGGCGCGAAGCCGAAGAAGGACAAGAACTAATGCAGGGACAACGCGGCCTCTCGACAAATTCCAGCGAGTACAACGCGCAGGACTTCATGATCAGCCAGATGCTCGGACGCATCGCAACGGCGGAACCCGTTCGCGTGGTCGCCGTCTCCGGCTCGGGCGTCTCCCCGGTGGGCTTCGTCGACGTGCAACCCCTCATCAACTTGGTGACGGGCGAACAGAAGGCGCAGGAGCAGAGCGTGCTCTTCAAGCTCCCGTACCTACGCATTCAAGGCGGAAAAAATGCCCTCGTCATCGACCCGCAGCCGGGCGACATCGGCCTCGCCGTCTACGCCATGCGCGACACTGAATCGCTCAAAGAGAGCCGGGGGAAGGACGGGAACGTCAATCCGGGTTCCGCCCGTGCCATGAGCAAAGGCGACGGCTTCTATCTCGGAGGCTTCTTGAACGCCGCGCCGGAACGCTATGTGCTGGTCGACGACGAGGGCGTCACCATCGAAGGAGTGGCCAAACTGACGATGCACGGGGAAACTTCCGTCCTGACGGCGGAAAACGGCCTCACCATCAACGCCGATGTGCGCATCAACGGATCCTTGACGTGGACGGGCACGGCGCAGGGCGACGGCGGCCCGGCCCGGTTCTCCGGCGGACTCACGAACATGGGAGGGACGGTTGAGAGTAACGGTAAGGTCTTGGAAACCCATGTTCATACCGGGGTCGAGCCCGGTTCCGGCATATCCGGACAACCACAGTAATGGAGGGTGTTATGCCTGATTTTCAGTACCAGCCGCCGACAGGACCGCTTTCCGGAAGCGAATTCGAGAGACAAACCACACGGTTCTTTCAGCAAGTGCAGGGAGCCGCAGACGCAGCACAGTCTACTGCGATAGTTGCACAAACCACGGCAAACGAGGCTCTGGAGCGCGCTCAAGCCTCAAACTTTGTCGACGGGAAGACGACCGAAGCGGGAGGCGTGATCACAGTGAAGGACGTGGCGATTGGTGGGAACCTTGAGGATCTGGCGAGCGCGCGGGGGATATTCAATACGCTGACCAAGGGTTCCGTTGATTGTAATACGCTTACTAAGCAAGGCGTTTATGCCATCAGTCTTGCGGGAACCGTAAACGGGCCGGGATTTTCAGCTAAACTGGTCGTCTTCAACGGTAAAGGGAGTGTTTTTACTAACCAGATGGCCATAGCAGCCGGCGCAGGAACCTCTGGTGCCATTCGTGTGGCATACAGATCAAAAAACAATGGAAACGTCTGGTCTCCATGGTCCGAGGGGATCTTGAGCGGGCGCGTAGGCGACGGCATCACCGTCAACAACGGTATCATCTCCGTCCCCGAATACGAGGGCGCAACGGCATCGACCGCCGGGACGAGCGGCCTTGTGCCGCCCGCAGCCGCCGGACAAGCCACCTACGTGCTCTGTGGCGATGGAGAATGGCGGGACATAGCGACGCTTGTCGCCGCTGCGCAGGCTCGGATTGCAGATAAGGCAGCCTCATGAATTTCCGAACGGTTTTGAACGTACGCGCGCTGTCCAATATTCGTGATGAAGTGCAATCATCTGCAGAAGTGGTAGATCCGGGGCTCCTATCCTTACGTCTTGATGAACAGTGGGATTTGACGCTCTCCGCAGGGGGTAACCTTGCTTCGGCAGGGGGAACTGTACGCATCGTGCAAGACGTCGCATCGTACGTGCGGACATTTCAGGGGGAACCGTACTACGCGCAGCAAGATGGCATTCCATATTTCATGCGTGAGCTTGGGGCCCTCCCTCCCGCCGAGCTCGTGCGGGCGCGCTCGAATGCCCGCGCGCTTGAGGTCCCCGGCGTAGCGCAGGCGAATACGCAGCTTTCCCGGCTTGACCGCCGCGTTTTGACCGGAACAATCCGCATCACCACGGAAACGGGGGAAACCGCAGATGTCACAGTCTAGCATCGATTTTACCGAAAACGGCCCGATCGTACCCGATACCGCGATCGTCCGGGATGCTGTGGAACAGGACTGGCAGGCGGCCTTTGACAATCGGCTGAACCCGGACCCTGCAACGCCGCAGGGACAGCTCATCACGTCCGAAACGTCCATCGTGCAGGACAAGAACAGCCAGCTTTTGTTCCTCTCGAACATGTTCAACCCCGAGACTGCGGAAGGCATCTATCAAGACGCGCTCGCCAAAATTTACTTTCTGACCCGACAGCCCGCCCGTTCCACGGTCGTCCTCTGTACTTGTACGGGGCTTCCCGGCACCGTCATCCCCGGCATCGGCAGCGAAGCCCCGGCGCTTGCAAAAGATGCGGACGGTAACATCTTGGTCTGTCAGACAGGCGGCACGATACCTCAATCCGGAAGCATTGTTTTGGAGTTTGCCTGTCAGGTTCCGGGGCCTATTGAAATCCGGCAGGGAACCGTGACCACGATCGTGCGTACTATCCCCGGATGGGACACGATCACCAATGAAGCCGGGATTACTGGGCAAAACGTCGAGAGCCGGGCGGCATTCGAGTCCCGGCGCTACGCCAGCGTCGCGAAGAACGCCCGGAGCGTTGCCGCCGCCGTCTATGCCAACGTCGGCGATCTGGATGGCGTGCTTGATGTCTGTGTGCGCGAGAACAAAACCAGCGCGCCGCTTGAAGTGCAGGGCGTCACGCTCAAGCCGCACTCAATCTATGTGGCGGTCGTCGGCAGCGCGACGGATAATGATATTGCTGAGGCCATTTACGCCCGTTGTTCAGCCGGATGTGATTACAACGGCAACACCAGCGTCACTGTGACTGATCCGGTAACCGGAGCGGTCGAGACGGTACTCTTTGAGCGCCCGGAATCGCTCCCGGTGGGCATTCAGGTGACTATCCGCAAAAATGCCTCAATGCCGAGCAACGTCGAAGAGCTCATCAAGTCCGCCGTTGTCGCCGAGTTCTACGGAGAAACCGCCGACGCCTGCGGGAATACGGGCCAGCGCGTTCATATCGGGGATACGGTGTATGCCAGCCGTTTTTATTCGGCGGTGCTCGGAACGGGCGTCACCGACTTGGTGAGTATCGAAATCGCGGCGCCCGTCGGCGAAGGCTCTCCAACATCATGGGGCGACTACATCACCATCAATATAGATGAAGCCCCCACGCTCGTCTCCGATAACGTCACTGTAACTATTATCGAAACGAGGTCGGGCCGTGGATAACTGGCGCGAAACGATACTTTCGCAGTACGACAACTCTGAACGGCTGTTGGCGCTCATCGAATCGATGAATGCCGCCATTGCGCCCACGGCGGATATTGCGGCGTTCTATGAGTCCGTCTTTGACCCCGAAACGGCATTCGGATGGGGGCTTGACGTGTGGGGACGCATCGTCGCCATCCCACGGACGCTTGAAGTAGAGGCGACGAATATCAAACCGTTCGGTTTTACGGGATCAAACCTCAGCAACTTCGGGCACGGCCCGTTTGCTTACGAGAGCAAGTCGAACACTTTTGTCTTGCAAGACAATGCTTATCGGCTCTTGATCTGGATGAAGGCCGCTTCAAACATCACCGACGGCAGCCTTCTCGACCTGAACAAAATCGTCCACTGGCTTTTTTCGGCGCGTGGCCACATCGCCGTCGTGCATGTCGGTACCATGAAAATTCGTTACGTCATCGGCTTCAAGCTTCAGCCATACGAGCGTGCTCTTCTCCTGCGCGATGACGTTCCCCCAAAGCCTGCTGGCGTCGGCTATGACGTCTATCAGGTCATCCCGAAACATACCTTCGGTTTCGCCGGATCCGGAGGTCAGAATTTCAATAACGGCGTGTTTCAGCCGTATGGAGGCCCTGTAGATGCCTATTCCCTCAACGCCTAGCATCATGCCCAACGTCTTGGGATATGCAGCGGATACCGTGCAGATCCCTGAGACGACCCCGACAGGTCAAGGCATTCCTTCTTTCCGGGATCTCTTTCCGTTCATCACGCAGGTCGACCCCGACGCGGGCGGCGTCATGGTCGAACGTGCATGGATGAATGCGCTTTTCAACCTGCTGGGGCAGCACGCCTTTTTCCAGCAGTCCGGCTGCGTCTACCCGTGGCAGGCGACACTTGACTATATCGCCGGATGCCACGTCATGGGAAGCAACGGAGTCGAGTATGTGGCTCAACAGTCGAGCGGACCGGACGTCCCGGGGGTTGGGGCAAAGAATCCGACAACCGACACGGGTGTACATTGGAAGGCTTTCGTTACAGGCGGTGGGAGGATTCCCGGCGAGGTGGTGCCTTTCTATAACGTAAATCTGGGCGGGGAAGCCAATCGAAATCCTATCTTCTGGGGGCAGTCCGAACCCGATACTGGCTGGCTCATCTGCGACGGCGGCAGCGATGGACGGGGCGGCTCCGTGCCCGACCTGCGAAACCGATTCGTGATGTGTTCTTCGTACTCCGGGGACGCCGGGCAGACGGGCGGGGCAGCGTCGGTGACGCCGACGATCTCGGTGCAGAACGCCACGCAGGGCGGGAGTATTGTTATCAGCGGGACGGGTGTAAGAGTACTAGATTACACACTTGGGATTGAGCAGATTCCGAGTCATAACCACACAGTTGACAATTCTTATCTGATCGGGAAAGTGTCAGCTAATGGGTATTCGCTTTTTAATAACACGCCCGGAGGAAAAGAGAACAATTTAATGATGGCAAATACTGGCGGAACCCAGTCACACACTCACGGTATTTATGATGCTGGACATACACATACTTTCACAGGAGCAGCGCATACCCACGCAGCAACAGCAAACACGATTAATACGCTCCCCCCGTACTACAAGATGGCGTATTGCGTAAAACTGCCTGAGTAAGAAAAAGCCCCCGTTTCCGGGGGCCCTGTTTGCTAGTTCGCTTCTGCGATTGTTCTGTTTGCCGCCCGTGCCGAGACGATAGCCAGCCTCATGCGCGACAGTCCGGCGTCAATCCAGTTGTAGGCATCATATGATTGAGACGCCAGCGCGTCGATAAGCCTATCCTTGGAACCGGGCTGTATCGCCGGAATCATGCCGAGCATGGCGGCATAAGCCCCTTGGTTCAGGCGGATGTACTCGGCGTTGAGTTCGGAAAGGCGGGTTCTGGTTTCCCCCGCGAACTCCATAAACCGCTTTTCGAGATCAGTGAGGGCCTTCATGCGGTCGGCGTAAATTGAAGAGGCGGGAAGCACCGGGGTACGGGCGGGGGCGGGCACAGCGGGGAGAGCATCAATCTTTGCCTGTACCCACTGAATGGCCTCCTTAACCTGCGCCACGGTCAGGGCGTCCACAGAAGTGACGCCAAAATGGGCGTTCACCTGCGCACGGGCCGATGCGTAGTGAATAGGAGCCATGCCCACCCATGTGTTGATGATGGCGGTCAGTGCCTTGCGCTCGGGGTCGGTACGGCGTGAGGGGCGCGACGTGTCATTGAGCGTCACAGGTTCAGCAACGGGCACCCTGTCGCCGTACTGCTCGATGACGTCCAGCACCCAGCGGCGGAACGTCTTGGCTACCGGAGTCCGGGCGAACATGGCGAGGAGGTGGCAACCGCGTAGGGAGAAGATACGGGTTTCCTGTGGGCCGCCCTCTGTTGGGAGAGTGACCACGGAGGTCATTGCGGGGGTGAATTCGTCGGCGTGGCGGGTGTAGAGCTTACGGATGGAAACATCAGCGTTTTCACCGTATCCAAGGGCCGTACCAATTTGGTACCCCCTTACCCAAGGCTGCGAATTTTGAGGGATTACATCAAATTGAACATCGTTGAAGCAAAGAGCCTGTGACATAGGGTTCTCCTTCAGAACTTTTCGAGGTCCACAAGACATTTTCCCCAATAGAAAATGCCGGGTGTCGAAAACAGCTGAAGGAACTGCTCCCCGCCTTTGGGCCGAAGCCTTGGACATATCGGGGACACCCGGCAAACATTGGATGCAATAATAGCCCAAAACACAGCCAAGAAAATTCTTGACTTTCACAAAAGGGCACAAAAAAGCGCCGAGCTGTCGAGTGGCGTGTCCGCCTTCAGGTGTTTTTCGAGCACCGTGAGAAGACAACGCCATAAAATGGGGAAAATGTCAAGAAAAGCCCCGCTCAAGGCGGGACCGTTTCGCTTACGGGCGAACATCATCAGGGGGGAAATGATCCAACGCCTTACCTCCAATGGGAGTCCAATGCGGTGGCTTCGGTATATAAGGAAAGCGAATATATTCTTTAATAAAGATAGATGTCATCTCTGTAAAAGAGTTGAGAGGTGAAAAACCGCAAAAATCGATTTGAGTGAATCCTGATTCCCGGAGCACAGTAGCACAATTAGGGTACCATTCGGCATTATCAAGAATGATAAGTCCCCCCTCTGCCAAATGCTCTTTAGCCCGTAGAGTACAAGACATTCGCTCAGCACCATCGATTACAATAATATCGAATAGCCCATATTTATCGATTTCAGATGAATAGCGTGTAAGGTCTGTTTGCTGGATAATTTGAACATTTTCCCCTATATGCTTTTT